TTGGCTGAGGCAATCATCCAGTTCTCTGCCCAGGCGATGAAAGAGCTCATGCCTGCGGGCGGGCCCGTGCGCACGCAAGTGGTAGGAAAGAGCAATCGCAACCGTGAGATGCAGGCTGAGCGTGTGCAGGAGTTTATGAACTACCAGATCACGACGGTTATGAAGGAATACACCCCTGACTACGACCAGATGCTTTGGTACGTGGGCTACGGTGGGTCGGCTTTTAAGAAGGTTTACTTTGACCGTGCAAAGATGCGCTGTGTATCGCCATTTATCGCCCCGGACAATTTTGTTATGCCGTACAACGGCTCGAGCAATCCTTGGGAAAACGAGCGGTCCTTGCAGATTGTGCCAATGTCAGCCAATGCACTTAAGACCAACCAAGTAAGTGGCTTTTATCGGGATGTTGAGTTGTCCGCCACGGCAGGAGGTACGAGTGAGATTGAGGATGCAGAGGACAAAGTATCCGGCACCTCGCCAAATGAGTTAGATGAGGAGTTCACGCTTATTGAAGCGCACATGCTGTGTGACGTTCCTGGGTATGAGCACAAGGATGGGCTCAAGCTGCCGTACATTATTACGGTGGACAAGGATTCCGGGAAGGTTTTGTCGATCTATCGCAACTGGAATGAAGAAGATGATACCTACACCCCTGCACATTATTACGTTCACTACATGTTCCTCCCTGGCCCTGGCAGTATGGGGTATGGCTTGGTCCATCTACTTGGGAACCTTAATCGGGCCTCAACCGCAGCGCTCCAGCAGCTGATTGATGCGGGTACGTTCTCCAATCTGCCGGCTGGATTTAAGGCACGTGGTCTTCGAATCGCGGACAGTGATAAGCCGTTGCAGCCTGGGGAGTTCAGGGACATTGATGCGGGTGGTGCTGAGCTGAATTCAGCGCTTCTTCCTTTGCCGTACAAGGAACCGAGTCAAGTGCTATTTACTCTTCTGGGCTTTTGTATCGACATGGGCCGTAGGATCGCCAGCATTGCTGATATGCAGGTGGGTGATGGCAATCAGCAGGCTGCTGTTGGAACGACGATTGCGTTGCTCGAGCGTGGCGCGATGGTCATGTCGGGTATTCACAAGCGCTTGCACTACGCTCAGAAGCTTGAGTTTGAGCTCATGGCGAATTGTTTTGCCAAGTATCTACCTAATGAATATCCGTATGACGTGGTTGGTGGGGACAGAAAGGTATTCAAGAAGGACTTTGATGAGCGCGTAGATGTCATCCCAGTCGCAGATCCCAATGTGTTCTCGACTGCTCAAAAGATCATGATGGCTCAGACTCAGCTTCAGCTGGCTCAGAGTGCCCCTCAAATTCACAACATATATGAAGCATATCGCCGCATGTACGAGGCCTTGGGAACCAAGGATATTGACATGCTGCTCAAGCCTGATGACACGCTTCATCCCCGTCCGAAGGATCCTGCAAGTGAGAATGCGGACGCATTGGACGGTAAGAACCTTACGGCTTTTGCTGGACAACAGCATGATGCGCACATTGTGTGCCATTTGATCCAGGGAATGTCTCCAATTGTGCAAGGAAACCCCTTGTCTGCAGCAATTTTGACTAAACACATCTTGGATCACGTGCGGTTGAAGGCGGAAGAGCAGGTTGAGGCGCAGATATTTGCTTCGTATGGCCCGGAAGGAATGTCGATTGTCTCTGATATACAAAAAGAGGCTCAAGTCGCCATGTTTGTTGCTCAAGGAATGGCCGAACTCCGAAAAATTTCCCAAGAAATGTCAGGAGCCAACGCGCCAGATCCTCTCGTTGCCCTCAAAGAGCAAGAACTCCAGCTCAGAGCGCAAGATGCAGAGAGGAAAGCACAGATTGATCAGCAAAACTTTGCGCTAAAAGCGCAAGACATGCAGCAGGATGCTGCCTTCAATCAACAAAAACTCCAATCGAACGAACAGATTGCGGCTGAAAAGGCTGCGATCGCGCGAGAAAGGATCGACCAAGTGGAAAGGAGTAATCAAGATGCCGCTCAAGAAAGGTTCCAGCAGAAAAACGATCAGCAACAACGTCAGCGAGGTAATGAGTAGCTACTCGAAAACCGGGAAAATCGGTACTTCGAAGCCAAAATCTAAGAAAAAAGCTCAAAAACAGGCTGTTGCGATTGCTCTTTCTACCGCTGGTAAGGCCAAGAAGATGGCTACAGGCGGTGGTGTGACGTATGTGAAGCGCCGTGACGCTGATCAACTAACGAAGATTTGCTAATGGAAAAACTATTGAAATACATCCGCAGTCGCAAGCAAGAACTTGGGACAGCAATGCTTTACGGAAACGTAAAGAACATGGAACATTACCGGCAGATGGTTGGTAATGTTGAGGCATATCAGGTCATCGAAGACATGATCATAGAAATACTGGAGAAGGCAGAGAAAGACGACGAATAACCCTCGTGGGGTGATCCCACGCAATATAGGAGAGCATCAATGGAAGAAATGACGGCACTGCAGAAGAAGTGGGCAGAGCAAACAGCGCAGGAAGAGCAGGAAATTCGGGATCATTTGGATCCGAAGAACATGGATCCATCTGTAATTGACCGTATTCCCAAACAGACTGGCTGGCGACTGGTAGTTTTGCCATTCAAACCCCCTAGAAAGACCAAAGGCGGCCTTTTATTGGCTGAGCAGGCAATTGAAAAACAACAAGTAGCGACGGTATGTGGCTATGTGGTGGATACTGGCCCCCTGGCCTATGCTGACACTGAGAAATTTCCTGACGGGGCTTGGTGCAAGAAGGGTGATTGGGTGGTATTTGCCCGTTATGCAGGCGCTCGTATCAATATCGAAGGTGGTGAGATACGCATTCTTAACGATGATGAGATTTTGGCGACGATTGCGGACCCAGAAGACATCATGCACATGGTATAAGGGAGATTAACCATGCCTAAATTGGAAGAAAATGAATTATCTGTACCAAATCCCAATGGTGAAATTTCTTTTGAGTTGTCTGAGGACGATAAAGAAACGACCATTGAATTTTTAGAAGATGGCAGTACCACAGAGGTATCTGCACAACCTGAACAACAAGAATTATTTCCAGTCGAGTCCAAAGAACACGAGGAATATAGTAGTAAAGTCCAAAAACGGCTGGATAAGCTAACCGCTAAGCTTCGGGAGGCTGAAAGACGCGAGCAAGCGGCTATTTCCTATGCTCAAAACGTCCAGAAAAGCTTAGAAGACGCTCAAAGGCGCGCTGCTTCATTGGACAGCAGCTATTTGACCGAGACGGAAGGCCGTATTAACTCCCAGATGGCTATTGTGGAGGCTAATCTCCAGGATGCCGTGGAGCGTGGGGATGGAAAAGCGGTTGTTGAGGCTCAGAAGCTGTTTAATCAGCTGACGCTTCAGCAGGAAAGGTTAAAAGCGGCAAAAGTGACCCGAGCATCGACTCCGGTTATGCAGCCTCCCCAGCAATATGTACAGCAGGCACAACCTCAAGTAGCTAGACCTGATCCAAAGGCTGAAATCTGGGCCGAAGAGAATGAATGGTTTGGTGCGGATGAGGTTATGACCAATGCAGCCTATGTAATTCACAATAAATTGTCAGAAGAAGGGTTTGACTTGCAATCTGACGAGTATTATGATGAGTTGAATCGGAGAATCCGCAAGGAATTCCCGCACAAGTTTAGTAGGCCCCGGGCAGACACCTCAAACGTCCCAAGTGTCGCGCCTGCAACCCGTGGAATCACGGTTAATGGTGGGCGCAGATCCGTCAAACTGACTCCAAGTGAAGTCAGTATCGCAAGACGCTTAAATGTACCTCTCGATGAGTACGCAAAATACGTTAGGAGATAAATCATGGCCGAACAAATGAGTATTGATAAAAGTCCTCGTAGCACTCGTCAAACCGAGTCGCGTAAACGGTCGTGGGTTCGTCCTAATCGTTTAGATGCACCGCCAGCCTCTCCGGGGTTTAAGCACCGTTGGATTCGCGCAGAGTCAGCCGGAAGAGAAGACCGGATGAACATTGCTTCAAAGATACGGGAAGGTTATGAGCTTGTAAGAGCAGAAGAACATCCCGATTTCGTGATTCCTACAGTTGATGATGGCAGGCATGCCGGTGTAATCGGCGTTGGTGGCCTCGTCTTAGCTAAAATTCCAGTAGAGATTGTGGAACAGCGGAATGCGTACTACACACAGCAAACGAGAGATCAAATTAATGCGGTGGATAACGACCTGATGAAGGCAAATGCGCATTCGTCGATGGTTATTCAACGTCCAGATCGTAAATCTCGAACTTCTTTCGGCAGTCCTAGACAGGATTCCGGGGAAGAGTGAAACCTTTTTAAGGAACTAACAAATGGCAAATATTGATAAAGCCTTTGGTCTGCGTCCGCAAGGTAACCTTTCTGCTACTGGCGCTCAGAAGCAGTATGGCTACCTCATTGAGGACAATCAGGCCGGAGCAATTTATCAGGGCGACCTCGTCACCCTTTTTGATGGTTATGTCGTTAAATTTGCACCTGCCACTCACACGGCGGCTCTTGGTGTATTTAATGGCTGTAACTACATCGATCCTTCAACCGGCAAACCCACCTGGAAGAACTTTTATCCCGGTTCGGTGAACATTACCTCAGGTAACATTTACGCCGACGTGATTGATGACCCCAACCAACTGTTCACCATTCAGGTTGACGAGAGCGTTGCTCAAGTTCAAGTTGGCATGAATGCTGACGTTGTTGGTACAGGAGGTAGCAATACCACTGGTCAATCCACCATGGAACTTGACTCTTCCACTATCGCTAAAACTGCTGCTCTGAATCTCAAAATTGTTGGTCTTTTTGACGTTCCTGGCAACACGTTTGGCACCAATGCTGTGGTGGTTGTCAAGATTAACGAACATCTCTATGGCAGCGCTGGCGTTGCCGGTCAAGGAGCTTAATCATGGCAATTTCACGTGCCCAACTAGTAAAAGAGCTTGAGCCGGGATTGAATGCCCTGTTCGGCATGGAGTATAAGAACTACGAAAACGAGCACACTCAGATTTATGACACTGAGTCCTCGGATCGTGCGTTCGAAGAGGAAGTGATGCTTTCTGGCTTCGGTGAGGCTCCGGTCAAAACCGAAGGTGCTGGCGTTCAGTATGACGACGCTCAGGAAGTCTTCACGGCTCGCTATACCCACCAGACCGTCGCTTTGGCCTTTGCTCTTACCGAAGAGGCCATCGAAGACAACCTGTATGACAAGCTTTCGGCTCGTTATACCAAGGCTCTGGCTCGCTCCATGGCTCAAACCAAGCAAATCAAGTCTGCTTCCGTTCTCAACAACGGTTTCACGACCTCGATTGGTGGCGACGGCGTTGCTCTTTTCAGCACTGCTCACCCCACTCTTGGCGGCCCCAATCTTAAGAACACCTTGACGGTTCCTGCCGATCTAAACGAGACCTCCCTTGAGCAATCGTTAATCGATATTTCGTCGTTCACCGACGAGCGTGGCCTGAAGATCGCTATTCGTGGCCTAAAGCTGATCATCCCCAAGGAACTCCAATTTACGGCCGAGCGACTGATGAAGTCGGAAGATCGTGTTGGAACTGCTGATAACGATATCAACGCTATCCGCAACATGGGAATGCTCCCTCAGGGCTATGTCATCAACCACTTCTTGACCGATCCAGAGGCGTTCTTCATCAAGACCGACGCCCCCAACGGCATGAAGATGTTCCAGCGTGTAGCGCTCAAAACCGCTTTCGAAGGCGACTTCGACACCGGCAACGTGCGGTACAAAGCTCGTGAGCGCTACAGCTTCGGATTCTCAGATCCCCGTGGCATGTTCGCTTCTCCGGGTGCTGCGTAAAAAGCAGTGAAAAAGGGGCCTCACGGCCCCTTTTTCGTTGTACACTGGCTGTAAGTCTAGGATATTTACTCTTACCGACTGACCTAGCAGACTTAGTAGAGACGGTGAGAGGGCGTGCTACTACACGAAAGGACTGTCATGGCACAGACTACATTTCAAGGGCCAGTTCGGTCTCTGAACGGCTTTATTACGCAGGGCCCCAACAACGTTGTTGCTCTGAGCACTTCCGCTAACACAACCCTTACCGTTGCAGCTCATGCTGGCAAGATTCTGACGATTGGCGGTACGTTGGCAGCTAACCGTACTATTACATTGCCAACCATCAATGTTTCGGCTTATTCCAATGTTTCTGGCCCTGGTGCCGACGGCAATAGCCCAAACAACCAGGGTGCTGTCTTCATCTTCTTTATCCCCACGACTATCGCTACCAGCAGCCT